ATCCTGTACGCAAACGAGAGTCTCTGTCAAGTTGCGGGATAATCTTATCGAGGTAAGTGTTTTTAATCTTTGAGTTTTTCCTAATATCTGAGATGAGTTTAGGAACAGGGGATTGCTCCGCCAGCTCTGCCAAGACCTCGGCATCTGTGCTATGTGCCCCAGTTCCTGTTTTCTTCCCAGTAGGAGTAAGACCAAGGAAATCGAAAAATAACTGACGCAACTGTACTGTACTGTTAGGATTAAAATCTTTTCCATTAATTTTCTCGAATTGGGCTATTTCAGGATGAGAATATAAGTTTTCTATAGCTATGTCTATCTCGTCTTGCATTAGCTCTTGCGCTCTGTGTAGTCTATCCCTGTCAAAAGGTACGCCATTATCTTGTGCATTAAGTAAAAATCTTGTAGCAGGTATTAGTATATTATCATATACTTTTTTCAACTGCGTATTCTTTTTAATTTTTACTACTTTCTCATATACAAGAAAAGTTACTACTGCATCCATTGCAGCATAAGTTTTCATGACTTCAAAAGGAATTGTTTCCCAAGTAAAGTTGCTTTTGAGTGTGCCTGTACGTTTACAATAGTCAGCAATCCAAGCATACTGTTCTTTTTCATAATCTCCATAAGGAGTCCACTTCATTGCTAGCTGCTTCAATCCGTGTGTACCAGGATTCTCATCTATAAGATAGTGTAACAGCATTGTATCTTCAAACTGAGGAAATTTAAAATTGAAATGGTATTCAAAGAATGCGATATCAAACTTTGCATTGTGAAAAATAATAGTTGTTTGATTAAAAAGTGTTTGCAGTAAAGCTTCTGTTCTTTCATTGAAACATTCTGTGTCTATATAAACACCATTATGCCCATCATAACACAAAGAAATACCAAGCATATGTCCATCACGGGGGTATAGTCCTGTTGTTTCTGAGTCAAGGGCAACATAGTTAGGTCTAGAGTTAATGCAACGACATAGCCACTCATTTGCTACCTCCGTATCTTGTATGCCTCTTGCTTGTTCTTCAGTAATTACTGTGTCTTCAAGCTTTCCTGAAATATAATCAAGAATATTTGTTTTTGAGTCTTCCCAAGTAGGTTTTGCCTCTGGTTTAAACGCGAGCATTGCAGGATTAATAATAGGAAGAAACTTTCCATCTAATAGTTTTCCTGAGTACTCTGTTATTGAGTTCATTTTTGTATAATACTTTACAGCATCACTGCCTACGAGTATGACCCACTCGTACTCATCAGGATTGAATTCTATATCAACATCTCGTTTGAGTACTTTTTTAATATTAGGATCTGAACATAACTGAAATTGATCAAAGTCTAGTCTATCATCAAACTCTGATTTAAAATTTGTTTTACTTCTTTTAGTCTCTATTAATGCGACGTTAGGCATATAGTTTTCTCTTTAGTTTTAATATTTGAGGTTCGGTAAGTGCGCCCGGATCAGTACCCTTTAAATGTACATTCCTAGCAGAGAGTCCAATACTCTCACACATTTCTTTTACTTTGATACCTGATGTTTGTCCTGCTTCATCGCCGTCAAAGAATATATCTACTTGTGTTACTCCTGATATTAATAATACAGATAATTTTTCTTCGTTAATATTCTTTGTACCAAAACAACATATAGCATTGTCTAAGCCTTTATCATGTAGATTAATCATATCGAATATACCTTCTACAAGAATTACACACCCATTTTTTGGTGTTACCTTCGGAAATAAAGGCATCTGTGCACCCGCAGGGGTTATCATATATTTTGGTACACCACTACTAGTATGTCTACCATTATATGCTACTATTTTTCCTGTGATATCTCGTATAGGAAAATTAATACGAGATATAAAAGAAGGTTCTTTATCTATAAATGCTTCGAACTTTTCATATGTCTCTCTACTTATTCCTCTCCAAGTGCCTATATAAGGCTCTGAGGTAGAAGGAATAACCAAACCAGTACTTTCCGCCATCTTCTGTCTAATTAAATTTTTTAGCTTTTCGCGTTGTAGTTGCAACTGGTTTGGTTTTTCTCCAAACAAAGTAAAAAGATTTCCTTTAAATTCACATGAAAAACAGTTGAATACTCCTGTTATTCGATCGATTCTCATACTAGGATTACGATCAAGGTGATCAGGATTGAGGCAACTTACCTCAAAGTCTCCACCTTTTGGAATATAGGGAACATCTTGCTTAAGTAATAACTCTTCTACGTTCATTATCTGCCGATATCTTTGATATTTTCTTTACTAATAACTTGATATGCTCCCTTGTTATAGGCAGGGGCAATCGTATGAGTACTACTAACGTAATGATCTTTTGCAGCAGTTTCTTCTGGGTTAGGTGATCCTAACTCTACAGAAGGGTACTCTGTAGAATCTCTCCAGTTAACTGGGGCTATTGGTTGCGCTTCTGTTGTTGTTTTCCAATGATATACTTGTCGTCTTTTACGTCTTGACTTACTACCCATTTTTCTCCCGTCTATAGTGTAGTGCATACTGCCTTGAACAATCATAATGTTCCGTCCCTAGTTTCCAAGTTTCAGTAAGTATTATACTAGATTAACATCAAAAAGTCAAGAACTATTTTTAGACATCATTTATATCTTCCCCGGTCACATGAGATGTTGCTTCTTTCTCTTTCGGGTTCATGGCTGTGCACGGCCCGATTTTTAAAGTTTCCCAATCCATTGTTGAAGTAAATGATTTTTCTGCGGCTGATCTCATTTTTACACAATCAAGGGTTAAGCAGGAATCTTCTTGAGTCCAAGCATTAATTGTGTATGCAGCATCCGCTGCATCTAGTATACCTTTTGCAAATCTTGCTTCTCCACTAGCATCTGTTTGATAGGGAGAGAAAATAGTAGTTTCATATTCTTGAGCCATAGCTTTCAGAGCCTTACTTACTTCTATTTGCTCAGTCCAATCATATTGCCCAGATTTAGATGGCATTGCAGATTTTTTAACTTGGTTAATGTAGTCTACAATTACTATACCTACGTTTCCTGTTTTTATTTTTTTATCTAGCTCTGCTCTTATCTTCGCAAGAGTAAGAGAAGGATCATATATTACATCAATGTGTTGATTTGGCTTTATATGATCTGTTGTTTTTAACTCATTGTGAAATTTGTCAAAATTTCGTTCTTCTTTATATAGTTTTAGCTTTTCTTGTCCATTTGTAAATCTATTTGCCCACCAGCCTGCCACTTTCTCCCACTCTACAATGTTTAGATTTTTAGTTCGTATTCTTGCAAAAGGTATTTCGGTTGCAATTGAACAACATCTTTGAAGAATAGAGCGACTATCCATTTCAATAGTAAAATAGATAGCACTCTTTCCAGATTCGTACACTGCATTAGCAATATTACAAGATACAATTGACTTACCTGAACCTCTTTTGCCTCCAACCATAACTAAGTCACGAGGTGAAAACTGTATATCAAAGTCATACTCTGTGTTTAGCCCTAGAGGAATATACTTTTCAATGTCTTCATCTGTTTCATGCAGTGTTATAGACTGCATACTCTCAGAAGGGTCTTGTAAATCTACTCTATCTTCTACCGAAAGTACAATTTCATGCAGGTGCCCAATTGCTTCTTCTGCACTTTCAAATGCAATAGATTGGTCTACATATCCATGTATTTCTTTAAGAATCTCTTGTTGTGTATACTCATTTTTGAGATATTGTAGAAGCATGTATGGATCAGCTTCTACGTCTATCTCTTCTAGTGCATACAGCTTATTGAGAGTTGATTTGTCGCGAATCTCATACTTAAGATCCTCGATTGTAGGCATACTATGATAGGACTCACAGTGGTTGTCTATAATACGGTAGAGAGTGTGATATTCTGGTGGAAGATAATGCTTGTGCGTCATGCTCCAAGTTTCAAAATCTTGGAACACGAGCACTTGCTTTATTAAGGCACTTGGCAGATTCAAGTGTTTAATTCCTCCAGATAAAAACGGGCAGACTGTACAAGCTCTGCCCTTGGAACTACTGAATAGTCAGCAGCTATTTAGGTTAACCCGCTTTTGCAGCTTTTGCAGCTCCATCATAGTCAGATGCAGTCAAACCACGTCGAGTAAGCATAGTTTTTACACCTCGAGTTGTTTTACCAATCTCTTCGGCAATTGACTCAACAGTCATATCAGTGACATCCATATCAGCTAAGGGATCTGCACTGCCGTTTGCTTTAGTGTGCTCTTGCTTTGGAATAGCACCAATATCACCAGAGCGAAGAAGACTAAGAGCCTTACCACGTACTGAATTAACTGAACGACCCATAGCATCAGCAATAGCTTCTACAAATGCACCATTGTTTACCATTTCAACAAAGATAGCCTCTTCGCTGGTAGAGTAAGTCCTTACAGACTCTTTAATAGGAGCAGGCTTAACATGTCCTGTAAGCTCCATAGAAAGGATCTTTCCTTGAATAGACTTCTTACTGAAGGCTCCGCCTTGGTAATGGTCTGCAATCTCAGCATAAGTATAAGTACCTGAGTTATCTGTAACAAAAGAACGTAAAATAGTTTCTTGCTCTTCTGTAAAAGCACGAGCAGAGCTAGAAGATGCAAGCTCTACATCATAGCCCATTTTTCGCAACTTGCTAGAAACAGACCGAGTGGTGGTTTCTAGTTGTTCTGCAGCTTCTGCTACAGAAATTTGTGAGACAGGAGTCTCGTCTCCGACAAAGTTAGTCAGCGTGTCGGTCCGCTCGTCGGTCCACTTAGGAAGTGTAGCCATTTTGTTGATCTCCAATAAGTTCTGAGAGGTTAGTTATAATTGTAACGCCGGATGCTTTTGCTTTTTTTACTTTTGCAGACTCTATGCCACTCTCATTGACAAGAATTGTTACATCTTTTGTTACGGTTGATTTTACTTCGTAGCCAAAATCTTGCAGTATTTTTGCTGCTACTGATTTACTTTTATATGTATACAGTTTCCCAGTAATACAAACTACTGCTTGGTTAGAAGTTCTATTTATTTTTTCAAATGTCATACTATGAGGTAGCCTTGATAATAAGTCTACATTATCTTCTATCCAATCTACCATGTGTCTTGCTGTTTTTGGTCCCAGCCCTGCTTCTGTACAAGTATCCATACTAATGTCCCATATAGTGTCACAAACGTTCGCCAGTTTTTTAGTGGCAGTGTTTCCAACAAGTGGTATGCTAAATGCAGGAAGCAGTAAATTAGCAGGTGCTTCATGGGACTTTATAATTTCCTTAAAAAGTTTAGAACCTAGTTTATCTCCAATCGCTGTATTGATATCCTCTTGTTCAAGATGGTATAATTCATCAATTTGTGTGATGGATAGTTTTTCAAGCGTTGAAGGCCCTAGTCCTTTTATTTTTACTTTTTGTGCAAAATTTTCTAATTTTTTCTGTTGTTGTTCCGAACAAGACTTATTTTTACAATAAAGAATATCGTTTATGAATACCAAAACGCCATTACAGCTTGGGCACTCTGAAGGCGGTACTATTGCTGTCACTAACTTTCTCCTAAATTGTGTATAATATTATACGGAAATTCACCTTTTTTGTCAAGAACTATTTTTTTAATCGTATACTCGTCGTACCACTCTCGGGATAATTTCTCCTGATCGTATGACCTCAATTGTGCATCCTAGCTCGAGCTCTAGTTCCGTTATATAGTTTTTATTGTGTAAAGTTGCTTTAGTTATTACTGCTCCACCAATCTCTATAGGATCAAAATGTCCTACAGGACTAACAACTCCACTTTTTCCTAATTGCCAAGTAACAGTTCTTAGAATTGTTTTTTTAGGTATTTGAGCATCCTTTACAGCAAAAGCACCTCTAGGATGATGTGAAGTATAGCCCATATTTTCAAACTCTTCATAGCTATTTAATCTCCACACTACTCCGTCATGGGGATACATATCAGAGCATGGAGTTGTGTAAGCTGTGTCTATTCCTTGCCCAGCTAAGTACTTCATTGCAATTGTCCATGTACTATAAGGCGTTACATCTGTAAATAGATCATATGCTATAAAAGTTAAATCACGTTCTGCGAATTCCATAGAATCTTTCAATCCTAGCGCACCCGCAGCGTAGTTACGTGCATTCTTTATACTTTTATAGGCACAAACTTCTCCAGTAACTTGAGTTATTCCCGGATGATTGATATAAGTTGGCACTAGCCACTTGATATTCTCAGTAATATCTTTTCCCTGTACTCCGTCACCACGAGTAAGACCAAGCTGAAGTTCTCCGTTTACATATAGAATAGATACTGCTGCACCATCAAATTTTGGAGTCTCTACCCATCCTGATAAGTCTGAGGGCACATCTTCAGCTAAAAACTTTTGTAGAGAGTACATACGATAGACGTGAGGATACGCACCCGTAGGAATATACCCTACAGATGTATAGTTATATAGCTTAGCTAAGTAATTAAACTCAAAATCTGATATGATGGGAGTGCCTTCGTAATACTTACTACAGGCAAGGTCAAGAAAACTTTTCATATTTTACTCGCTTTTTTATTTTATAAGAGTATTATACGGAAGTTTAAGTATTTTGTCAAGAGTTATTTTTGTAGTTCGGGAATGTCAAAACTAATAAAACATTCACTCCAACCATTACCTTCTAATGGTGGAAATTTCCATTTTGTCTTACTATAGAACTCTAAAGTTTTTTCTTCTATTAATAAAGCTTCTTCAAGTGTAGTTGTTATTTCTTGTACAATATGAAAATCAGGCCAGTATTCTCCTCTTTCTTCGATAGAGCGTTGTGTAATTCCCACTTTATGGACATTATCCTTCCATCCCATAGTTTTATCACAAGACAATAATTCATCATTTGGAAACCATACTAAGTAAACTATAGTTGGTTTATCAGGGTTTGAATTTGAACGCGTGGCAGCTTGTCCAGTGGCGGCGATTCTAGCAGCAGTCCAACTTCCAAAAAACGTTCTTACCGTATTATCTGTGGGTATAGTTTTATCAAATGTGTAGGCAGCTTTGAGATAATCTTTATATATAGGATATTTTCTTACTGCCTCTAATATTTCGTGTTCTGTGAACTCTTCCCCATGTATATTTTTTCTAGTTTTTCTTTTAGTCCTGTTGGTCTGTGGTGAATAGCCGGTTTCAATTCCATAATGTATCTTTGCTTTGTTCCAGCCTCCATATTTTGTGATCAAATGCTTACTGCTATAAGGTAGTTTATTGTCCGGTACTCCTTGCAGTACAAGTTTACTTTTTTGATAAATGTAGGCAGGAGAGCTAGGGTACGCTTTCATTAATTCTATGGTAGCAAGTTCTTTATCACTATAGTAGTTTGAAGTATTGTGTATTGTATTAGACATTATATAAATCCTTTATTAAATCAATAAAATGTTCTTCAATTACAGCTTTACTTTCTGCTAAAGATAGTATTTCTACCAAACCAGAAAAAAGCTCCCTAGAGTTATTAAAGTCTAGGGGCATAGCTATCCCTTCTGGTGTAGGTTTCCATTCTTCATCAAAATCTAAATAATACTTTCGTAAATGCATATACTCTACTCCACGAAAAGTATTAATTGTAAGCCTTACTTGAATTTCTTTAATTTCATCATAATGAATAACACGGGAGTAAGCCTCGGGGGCAGTATGTAAATCCACTTAAAACCCCTTATCATTTTTAAGAATAGAAGCTAAGGGTATGATTGTGGTTACATTCTTGGGTTTTAAAAGACGATAAGAATCCGTGTCCCAACAAAAGAATAGTAGTGTATCCTTAGATTCTTTTGTTCTAGTCTTCTTCTCTTGAATATAGGGGGTGGAGAAGTCTAGCGTACACACATTATATTTTAACTTTTTAGATTGCTCACTACGGTATGTTATTATTGCATCACCGTAAGCTTCCACGAGACTTCGTAGTTCTTCTTTTTTCATTGCTAGTCCTTAGTAGTTTTATAACAATTGTTACGTACTCTAAAGACTAAAAAATAGGGGGAGGCTTGCAACCTCGCCCCTACTACCTAGTTTGCGACTAGGGTTTTATAATTATATATATTAAGTTTTACGAAGTAATCCAGCAAAGTACATTGCTGCTTTACCTGTAAGTTTACTGACAATATCTTCGTCAACTTCGCCGCCATTATCAGTAATTGCAGCACTTAGGTCTTCAACTGCTGCAGCTTTGGAGATACGAGTGCTTGTACTAGCTGCTCCTCCATTGCTCTTTGCCGCAGGAGTCTTCTTAATATACACTCCTGCTTTTGTTAGAATCATACGAACACCGTTAGGAGACTCTCCTATATCATCAGCTATCTGTTTTACAATCTCCATTGAGGTTTCGGGAGTAGGATCTGCGTCTGTATACATTTCTACTGCTTCTGCTTTACTTTCATCTGTCCAAGGCATTATTCTTTTCCTGTTTTTAGGGTTTTTGTTTCCTGGGCAATCGCCCAGTGCTTTTAATTGTTGTTGATAAAATCTATCCCCCATTAACTATACTCCCAAATGTGTTTGAAAGTTGTGTAATAACAGGATCTGCTATTACTGCTGCGGGGGCACATTGAAATAAAAGGATAGGTAATAAATAAATAAATAATTTTTTCATCTATTTCTCCAATTTCTTAATGTATATTATATTAGAAATATAACGTTTTTGTCAAGATATTTTTTTCAGATCTATACCATATTCTTGTAAATGTTCTAATTTGCCGAGATCATAAGCAAGGCTGTCAGCGTAAAAACCTGCTCCGGTAATGCTATAATCATCAACACGTTGATGTACATAGATATTATAGCAATTTGATCCATATTTTTCTAGGTAATTTACGTTTGTTAATCCTTTCTTATTTTCTAAGTATTCTGAGTCATATATGGCTTTAATAGTTGCAGAACTGTGGTACTTTGCTGACCATACGGTGTCTCCAATGGCAAACTCATCTGATACGCAGGCTTCGGGTAAAAGCGAGAGAGTAGACCTTTCCAACTCGTTAGATCCCCGCGCCGGAACTCCAATTCGTTCGATAATTCCTCTGATAAAACCAACTGATCGAAACATACGTTTCGCAGTCTCGGTAATGGGATCTCCTCGTAGCTCAGCTTGAACGGCTTCAATGATCTCTCCGTGTGTTGGAAGAGTACCTCTAAGCTGTTGCTTTCTTCTTTTTCTGTACTCTTTAGTTTCATTGTACTCCTCGATTATTTTGGTTAGACGTGGGGTACTGTACGATATCTTTAAAAGTTGACAAGCCTCTTTCTTTGTTATAGGTTTCGGGAGTATGCCATCCTCGTCCGGTGACGTAGGTGGGTTCAGCATCTTTATTACTTTTGCTACATTCGTTTCCGTCAGGTCTTCGTACTCTTTCTTTCTTAGTCTCTTCAATTTCTATCTCCAGTTTAAAGAGTAAACAACATATTGCATGTGCTAAATGAGATGAACCTGTTTCTGGGTCTAATGCTTCTCCATCCATATGAGAAAAAATATGGCGTAGTGATGCTCCTGTATACCTGTTTTGAAGGTTCTCTAGCTTTCTCCAGTTTTCTTCGTCATACTTCTGAGCACCAATAGTCAATACCTCGCTCACTGCCAACAGAGCTTTTGGCGGAAGCAAGTAAGTTCGAGGCTTCTCGCTGTCGAATTTCTTCCCTAACTCTTCTGCTATATTCACGGGCTACATTCCTTACTCTGACATTTACAGAGTCTTTTTGTTGTTCGGAATAAGTTTTCCATTCCTGTATTTCGGTTAAAGTTCTATAACACCCTATACAAGATTCTGTATAAGGATCGATTAAACACGTCCCCATGCAGGGGGATATGTGTTGAGTCACAACGTTTCTCCACAATGAGGGCATTTTACATCCAACTCATTCTTCATCTCTCTTATGAGATTCCTTAAGTTTTTACAGTTTTTAATCTGAGACTTCATCCATTCTGTTCGTCTATCGGATTTTGCTACTTCTAGTTCTTTTTGTAAAGCTCCTTTCTGTCTGTTTAATTTTTCTTCAAAAACGCTAAGAAATGCTGTTACTCTTTTTTTGTCCATTCACTGTCACCATTTATAAAATGTTTTTGAGATTTAGTATAATAGCCACGTTTTTTTGCTTCTTTTTTACGGTCGTAAAAAACCTTACTCTTATTGAACTTTCGAGAAAACTTGGCTACTGGATTTTTCATATTATTACTCTATAAACATTTGAAAGTATTGATAAACAGGTCTAAAGCTTTTTCCTGACTCTACTAATTCTTCGTAACAACTATCATGCAAAGCCCTCATAGCTCCAGTGTTAGTATACCTTGTTATATCTACAAATCCTTTGTTATTAATTGCTCCTCCCCATGCTATTGGTATATTTAAATTTTGTCCTGCAAAGCGCATTGAATCTGCCAAGTCAAAATATATTAAGTCTCCAAAACATGGTATGTCATCTATATAAATACATAGGGTAGCTGCTGCACCAAATAACCTAGCACTTCCACCTGTTTGATCTTCTCCTGCATGCCATAATTCTTCTTGTCTTTGTTTTGTACGCATTGCTTCTACACAACGAACATCGTGATCACATAGATTTATGGCTTCTCTTATAACTTTTACAAAACTAGGATTTAATTTGGAATTGTCTAATAAATCAATTGTCATTACTTCTCCCGTGATACTTTCTGTACTTTTTCTACTGTTCTCATTGCTCCTAGTCCTAACATACCCATTAACACAGGCATCATCTGACTAGTATCAATCATTGGTATTATTACTTTTATATCTGCGACTGATAAGCCAAAGTTACCTAAAGGTACGATTATGAAATTCATAGCCATCCCTAATACACATACCCATCCTACTGCCGGTCTCCATCCTGCCACAAACATACTCTTACTTGCCGCTTCTACTTTATTTACGTCTAGCTGTCCTTTTGCGAGTTCTTGAGCGTGTCGTTCGGCCATTGTTGTTAGTTCAAAAGCAATTCTGTTTTTTTCATCAGCGTCAGGAATAAATTTATCTAATAAACCTGCTACTGGTCCTATGAGTGCTTGGAGCATACTTCCAACCTTGTCATCAATCGCTCAGCGCGATCGCCTACCTGTACATACCACTTGGAATCTCTACCTTCAATTGCAGCGGTTTCTAAGTCTCCAGCGGTTAGTGCAGCATTCATTTTTTTGAAACCACTCAGTCGTGGTCTACCTAAGTTAAACATCATATTTATTAATACTTCTTGTACTTCATCAGGCCAGTGTGTCCAATTACTATACAGCATCTTACATTCTGTTACAGCAATATCAAGGTCTCTGTAGAAAGCTTCTTTTACTCTTTCTGGCTCTACAGAATGCCCTATGCATTGACCATGTTCTGGATCTTGAGCAAGTATTAAATGGCCTATTCCAAAAGTAGGATACCCAAGATGGTCTAAATAAACTTCATATACTACGCCTTCATCAATCTCTAACTGTTTTTGTACTTTATCTCTATTCATTCTTGACCCTCTCTCACTTGCCGAATATAAAGATGACGATTGATACTAGTAGCAAGACTAACATTGTTAATGTAAATGGATCACATTCTTTTAGTCTTTTCATTTATCCTCTCATGATAACAGCCCATAGCTGCTTCTTCACTTGTAGTGATTATATATACTTTATCATTATCCACTACTTTATACTGTGTTTTTCCGTCTGGTAATGTTTCTCGTTGAATGTCTACCATAATAGTCCCCACCCATGATTTGCTATCGCGTTCAGTATAATAAAGATACACGTTGCCATGTGAGTGAACCACCATACAGTTCG